CTGGAAGAATCAGGGGAATCAACTCTAAAATCAGAGGTGGAGAGGTTCAGCACACAGGTGTTGTACCCTTCCTTAAGAAATTTGAGTCAACTGTCAGATGTTGCACACAAAACGGTATTAGAGGCGGCTCCGCAACTGTCCACTTTCCTATCTGGCATCAAGAGATCAGCGACATCTTGGTCCTCAAAAACAACAAAGGAACAGAAGACAACCGTGTCAGAAAACTTGACTACTCCATCCAACTAAGTAAGATTTTTTATGAGCGATTTATCGAAAACGGCACTATTACTTTATTCAGCCCTCATGATGTGCCTGGGCTGTATGACTCTTTTGGTAGCGATACCTTTGACGAACTCTATACTCGATACGAATCAGACGAGTCTATTCCAAGAAAAACAATCGGTGCTCAAGAGTTAATTCTTGACCTATTGAAAGAAAGAGCAGAAACTGGTAGAATATACTTGATGAACATAGATCATTGTAATACTCACTCATCCTTCTTGGATAAGGTAGAGATGAGCAACCTATGTCAAGAGATTACTCTACCAACTAAACCTATACAACATATTGACGATGAAACTGGAGAAATTGCTCTCTGCATCCTTAGTGCTATTAATATTGGCAAAATTAGGGATGTTTCGGATCTTGAGCTTCTTTGCGATCTTAGTATTCGGAGCCTTGATGAACTCATTGATTTTCAAGGATACCCCGTCAGAGCAGCAGAGATCGCTACAAAGGCAAGAAGATCCTTGGGAGTTGGTTTTATTGGACTCGCACACTATCTCGCCAAGCAAGGTGTTAAGTACGAAGATCCAGAAGCGTGGAAGTTAATCCACGATCTTACTGAGGTCTTCCAATATAATTTAATTAAATCATCAGTTAATCTTGCAAAAGAGAAAGGTGCTTGTGAGTATTCAGATAGAACTAAGTATTCTCAAGGTATTCTTCCTATTGATACTTACAAAGAAGATGTTGATGAATTAGTTCCTAATAACCTTAATTGCGATTGGGAATCACTTAGAGAGGAAGTAAAACAGTATGGTATTCGTAATAGTACTCTGTCTGCTCAAATGCCCTCAGAGTCTTCTTCTGTTGTATGTAATGCCACTAATGGTATTGAACCACCTAGAGGATATCTCTCTATTAAGAAATCGAAGAAAGGTCCACTTAAACAGATAGTTCCTTCTTATAATACTTTGAAGAACAATTATACTCTTCTTTGGGATATGCCAAACAATACTGGTTATATCAATATCGTTGCTGTAATGCAGAAGTTTTTTGATCAGGCAATCTCAGGAAACTGGTCTTATAACCCACAGCATTTTAATGAGGGAGAAGTTCCCACAAGTGTGATGGCAAATGACTTTTTAACTACATACAAATACGGTTGGAAGACTTCATACTATCAGAACACTTATGATGTTAAAACTGATGAGGTTGATTTATCAGTTTCTAATACAAGTGATGTTGGTATTCAGGGGTCAACTAGGTTGGAAAGTTTAATATCAGAGTTAGAAACTGAAGAGGAATGTGAATCCTGTGCAATTTAGAAAATCATCAACAGAAAAAAGGTCAATGGCAGAAGTGAAAGGAATGACTGTCTTCAATACTGAAGATGTCGATACGAAAAAACAACCAATGTTTTTTGGTAAACCCCTTGGTGTTCAACGTTATGATAATTTTAAATATCCACAGTTTGAAAATCTAACAAAGCAACAGTTGGGATACTTTTGGAGACCAGAAGAAGTATCCTTACAAAAAGATAGAGGTGATTATCAATCACTACGTCCAGAACAGAAACATATCTACACATCGAATCTTAAGTATCAAATAATGCTTGATTCTGTTCAAGGACGTGCTCCAGGTATGGCTTTTCTTCCATACTGTTCTCTACCCGAATTAGAGGCATGTATGGAAGCGTGGTCATTTATGGAAATGATTCATAGTCGTTCTTACACCTATGTGATTAAGAATGTGTATGCGGATCCTTCTGACGTGTTTGATAAGATTTTGAATGATGATAGAATATTAGAACGTGCTGCTAGTGTAACTGAATCTTATGATACTTTTATTAACTATGCACAAGAATATGGTCAGAGCAGTGCTTGGAAATCTGATATGAGGGATCATCCTAATTCAGAATGGACAATTAAAGATTTAAAAAGACATCTCTATAGGGCAGTAGCAAATGTTAACATCTTGGAAGGTATACGTTTTTATGTTAGTTTTGCTTGCAGTTTTGCATTTGGTGAACTTAAACTTATGGAAGGGTCAGCTAAGATTATATCCCTCATTGCAAGAGATGAGAATCAACACCTCGCCATTACCCAAAACATAATAAACAACTGGAGAAAGGGTGATGATCCAGATATGGTTCAGATAATGAAAGAAGAAGAGGAATGGACTTATAAGATGTTTGATCGTTGTGTAAATGAAGAGAAGATGTGGGCAGAATATCTTTTCAAAGATGGATCAATGATCGGTTTGAATGATAAACTTCTTATGCAGTATGTTGAATGGATTGCTAATAAGAGAATGAAGTCTATTGGATTAAAACCAGTATATGATATTCCTGCAAGTCATAATCCATTACCTTGGACACAGCATTGGATTAGTTCTAAAGGACTACAAGTAGCACCACAAGAAACTGAAGTAGAATCTTACATTGTTGGTGGTATTAAACAAGACGTAAAGAAAGACACCTTCGCTGGATTTAAATTATAAATACTAAAAAAAGCGTCTGTTTATAAGATGAAAATTTTTAGTACTGAAGAAGCAAAAGAATTATCTGTTAATGATAGGTTAGCTCAAGGTAGAGCTAATAGAAAATTTGAAAAGAAGTTTAACAAGAAACTTTCTCCACAGGATGCTGAAAGGATTGATAGTGCTCGTGATAGTGATCGTTTGACAGATATAGAAAGAGACTCTCGTGGTAAGTCGGGAGAACGTGCAAGAAAGGATGTTATTAAGTCTCAAGGTCAAGATGACTTACTTGATAAGATAAACAAGAATAGACAAAGTCCAGTTAAAAAGGGTAATAAATTTTATGGTAAACCAACTGGTGTAGATGTTTCTACTGGAAAGGCAAAATATGTTCCACCTAAAGAAATATCAGGAAGGACTCGGTATCTTGATCCAAAAACTAACAAAGCATCAGAAGAAGGTATAAAGAAATATATTAATAGAGCCAGACAGTCGAGAACTGGTAGTAATATACCTGTTGATTCAAAGACGACTGATAGTATCGCAAAGATTGCTAAAACAGAATATACTGATAAGATAAATCAAAACTATGGTGGTAGAAGAGCTAAAAGAGCATATTCAAATGCACCATCACTTTCTGATGTTCAAAAGCAAGTTGATCTGAAAGATAGGTTAAAGCAAAAGTATGGTAAAGGAGAATATCGTAAAGGTTTTAAGAAAACTCAAGGTGTAAATCAATCTGATGTTTCTAAGAACGCAAAGAAATTTACTGATACAGTTAATCAAAAAAGAACTTCTTCTACTTTTAAAGATTTTTCAAAAGAAATAGGAGCAAGAAAAAGTCAAAGTACAACAAAATTTGATGCAGTAAACAGATTTAATGATGTTTGGGATGATGGTGATATGGGAAATCCATCATCAACACAAACACCTAAAAACCCTACTAGTACTAAAACTGGTACTAAAACTGGTACTAAACCTTCAACAATAAAAATTGATTCTACATATACACCACCAAAAACATCAACACCATCAATAAAAATAGATACTCCAAAACCACCAAAACTAGATAAAGTTACTAGTTCTCAAACTGCTTATGTAGAACCACCAAAACCACCAAAAAAAGGTCCTGGTCTTACAATAACTAAGCAGGGTAAAAATTATAAGGATTTTATGAAGAGTGCAGCTGATGCAGATGTAAAAGGACTTGTAAAAAATAAAGCTAAACTATTGAGACCTAAAGGTTTGGCTAATAAAGCATTGAAAGGAAGTGGTAAAGTTTTAGGAAAATTAACAGGACCTGCATTTGCTGTTTGGGATGCTGCTGATGCCTACAAAGGGTATAGGAGCAAAGGTCATGGAAAGACTGGATCTGCAGTTAGAGGTGCTGTTAAGGCTGGTTCAACTTGGGCTGGTTTCAGTAAAGGTGCTGCAGCAGGTGTTGCTTTAACTGCTGCTATTCCTATACCAGGTGCTAGACTTGTTGGTGGTGCTGTTGGTGGTCTTATTGGTGGTGCTACTGCATCAAAACTTTCTGATAAGGCAATTAATGCTTATGATAAAACATTTAAACCTAAAAAGGTGGCGACAAAGTATCAAAATCCAGATTATGTTGCAGGTGTAGCTAAACAGAAAAAGGCTAAGAAACCAGTAACTGGTTTATCTCTTGGAGTTTCTGATAAGCAATGGAAAGCAAGATTTGGTGAAGAATATGTTCAAGAGCGTAATCTTTCTGAAAAGTATGTTAGTAAACTTAAGCAACGATATCTTGCTAAACAGGCAGCAGAGGATGAGACGAACAGGCAAGCTGCTGAAATTGAAAAGGAAAATCCAGGTGCCCTTAAAAAAAGTTTTTCTGGAGCATTACTAAACAAAAATACATCTAATAATACACAAGTAAAGACTCAAAATACTCAAACTACAACTACACAAAAACCTGTTGTAAAATCTAACAACAATAATAATACATCATCGAGTGGTAGTTCTACTAGTAGTTCTGGTGGACTGACAACATTAAGTGGTAGACCATCACGACTTTCTGGTCGTGCTCAACAGGCAGTACTTAATATGAAAAAGGATGCAAATGATGCTGGAGTCAAACCTAATGAAGGTCCTTCTACTGTTAGTAAAGTAAATTCTACTGGAACAGCACAAAAAGTAAATAATCAATCTTCTAGTGCTCCTAATGGTAGTGGTGGAAGTAGAAAAGTTGATGGTAGGGCACTTATGGATAAATTAAGGGCTGGTAGTGGTGATAGGGTACAAAGTGGTGGTGGATCTACTCCTCAAGCAAGACCAGTACCTCAAGCAAGACCAGTACCTCAAGCAGGTTCTACTCCTCAAGCAAGACCAGTACCTCAAGCAAGACCAGTACCTCAAGCAGGTTCTACTCCTCAAGCAAGACCAGTACCTCAAGCAGCACCACAAAGAACGGTTGGTGGACAAGGTAACAGACAAAGACCTGTAAAAACTGGTGGTATTCAGTTAGGTAATGCAATCAGAAAACCTATAGGTAGTGCAATTAATGCTGTACGAAGTGCTTTATCTAATAAAGGACCAATACAGGGAAGACAAACTGGTGCTCAGAGAAGGGCAGCACAAACAGCAAACAGACCCGTAGCACAAGCACCCGTAGCAAAACCAGTACAGGCAGCACCCGTAGCAAAACCAGTTACACAAGCACCTGTAGCAAAACCTGCTGCTCCACAATTGAGTGGTGCTCAACGGGCTCAGCAAATGGCAAAGCAGAGAATAGCTCAAGGTAGAAGTACACTTACTGGTGCTCTTAAATCTGCAGCAAAACCTAAACCTAAAGTTACAACCTGGAGAGATCTGGAGTAAACGAGCAATATAAGAATTATAAATATTACTTGTAAGAGTATAGTTTGACAAATGTCTTATAAGCACATAGAAGATATTCAGAATATCTATGAAAATATTTCTGAACCTATCGATCAGAATCTCATAGATGAAGCAACTGCAGTTCTGATTGATTCTATGCTTTCTCAAGGATTTTCTGAGAATGCAATTTTAGAATACGCAAGAAATGCTGATGTTAATGAATTAGTAGAAAGAATTTTAGATGCTTCTGAAGATTATATTTTAGTAGAAGATATAACAGTTCCTTTATTATCAACTCTTAATGAAGATGTAGATCCTAATAATTATCTTCCTGAAGAACTTGAACTTTCAATTGAACATACTCAATCTATAGAAAGATTACATGAGGGTGTAGGTAAACTTTTAGGAAGAGCTGCTCCATTCTTACAAAAGGTGGCATCTAAGGGAAAAAACCTTATTAAGAGAGTTGCAGGTAAAGGTAATAAAGTTACTGGAGGAGTTGATAGTATAAAATCTGCTTCAAAAGCAGGTAAAGGTCAAAAAATCACTGGAGGAGTTGATAGTATAAAATCTGCTTCAAAAGCAGGTAAAGGTCAAAAAATTACTACTACTAAGGGTGTTCCATTAGATACCGCAGTTAAGGGGAAGAAAACTTTATTTCAACGTGCTGGTGATACTGTTAAGAAAATTGCTAAGAATCCTTTAGCACAAGGTGCTGTAGGTGGTTTAGGTGTAATGGCAGGTATACCTCTAGCTGTTGGTACTGCTAAACTTGCTGGTAAAGCAGCTAAAGCAGTTGGTGGTGCTATTAAGACAGGTGTTGATAATGCTAAAACCTTTGTGAAAGGTGGTGCTGATGCTGTTAAAGATAAGAATATCTCAAAGCAGGTAGATGATTATGTTGCGAAAAATAAAGGTGACAAACCAATAAGAAAGATTGATCCAACACCTTATAATAAACCTAAGTCTAAAGTTGTACCAGGTAGTGAAAAAATAATACCTGCACGTCCAGCAAATGCTAGTGGTAAAGAGTTACCAAAAGCAAGAACAATTGGTCCTGATAAAGGACAGGTTAATCCTAATTCTGCTAGAGGCAAGATGATTGCACAGAATAAGGAAAGATTTGGTGGGGATAAAGTTGAGAAGTTAAGAGATAAAAATGCTGCTTTCCAAAAAGCCAAGAAGAAAGGAAGTGGATATAGTATGGATGATTTTGCAAAAGACTTCCCTAATTCTAATACAGCAAAGAAAAGAAACAAAAGAAATAGGGTTACTTCTGTAATGGATATGGAATCCTATGATGCTTTTGATATCGTTAGCAATTATTTGTTTGAATCAAATCAAGTAGATAATATGGATGAGGCACTATATGTAATGAGTGAAATGGATGCTAAGACTATTCAGGATATTGTATCTCAGAATACAAAGTGAAAACATACGCACAATTTAACGAGGATCTAAAATCCTGGTGGAACAAGGGTAAAACTCCTTGGGAAGATACTGCTAGTATGACTGACCTCGTTAAAGATGATGCTAAAAAGATTGGTAGAATTAAAAATAAAACAACAGGTAAACTTACTAAGATTCCAAATCCAGTTTGGTCTTTTACTAAAGGATTAAAAACTGGTCCTACACCACTTACAAGACAAATGGTTGGTAGAACTGGTAAAGTTATTGGTAAAGTTGCAAAGATTGCATCTAAACTTCTTTAAACTTAAGGTTGAGTAACTGCTTTTTTAATTAATACTTCTCCTTCTATTACTCGATCCAGTTTTCCATCTGGATCTTTTAGTATCATGTCATAAAAATATTTTCCTGGTTTTAATTCACTAGTTACTGTTGATCCTATAGATAATCTCGCACGTCCCTGATCTGGACCAGTAATACTAATTAAAAAGGATGTAGAAGATGATGATGAAGAGTATTTTTTTATCTTTGCACATCCAGTATAACCATTTAGATTTAAAGCACTATTAGTATTTTCATCTTCAAATACAAATGTTTGCTCAAAATCGGTTCCTGTATGTATTACAAGGTTAGTGGTAAAGACTGCCATAATTCTTAGAAAGTAATATTAGAAACATCCTGTAGATATACCTGGACGAACTAATGCAGTTCCTTCTACTGCAATAGTTTTTGTTCCGTTAGGTCTAAGAAGCATTATGTCATATACATGTCTTCCAGGTTTTATATAAGCACTAATAGTGTTTGCTATTGATACTGTAATTTTTCCAGTTGTAGAATCTCTAAAGGATACTGCAATACCAGTATATGCGGAACTGTCGGGGGATTTTCTTAAATGAGATACTGCAGTAAATCCAGTTATATTAACTGGTAGTCCACTAGTTTTAACTAAGTCCATATCTTCACTGAAATCTTCTCCAGAGTTAATGGTTAGGTTTCTTACATATACGGACATTGATAGTATAACACTTTATTAGGTATTTATCAAGGACTTGACACTAGTCTCAAATGTGTGTAAAATCGCTTTGTGAGCGTTGGGGCAAATTTTAAGACTCTATAAGACTAATATATAATTTAGATATTATAAAGATAATGGGATGGAAACCACCAATGAGACCAAAGTGGTTGAAGGAGATTATGAAAATCCCTGGACCTATAAGGGTGCAACTTTTACTACTGACGATATTGACGATAAGTTCGGTTTCGTCTACAGGATTACTAATCTTCAAACTGGTCAGCAATACATCGGACGTAAATACTTCTACCAAAAACGTAAACCTAGAGGTGGTAAGAGACGGGTTACGTCTGAGAGTGACTGGAAGCGATACTATGGAAGCTCTGACCAGCTTAATTCAGATAGAAAGCTTCTTGGAAACACAGCGTTCAAAAGAGAGATCCTCTCCTTACACACCAGACTTGGAGATGTAAACTACGAGGAAACAAAACAGTTATTTCTCAATAATGTGTTACAAGAGTCTCTTGACAATGGAGAACCAGCGTATTACAATAGTAATATATTAGGACGCTATATGCGTAAAGATTATGGAAACTTTAGAAACAACACTAAAGAATAATTATGATTGGGCAATACATCGTATGGATGTTTTGTGTAAATTGGGAACATATGAAGATATTATGGAAGCAGATTCTATTCGTCAAGAGTTTAGAGAATGGATAAATCCTAATATTGAGGATCATAATATTCTTTCTCTTGAATATATTGGAGAAGGAAGTGAGTTTGATAAATAAAAATTACTTGGAGAAAAATTATGTCTTGTAAGAAATTTAGTTTTAATAATATTGCTAACGTAATTAGCATTGTGTCGGGAGTATCACTTGCTGGTATTATTGGTGCTGGTACATTTGTTTACATAAACAAAGATGCTATTATCGATAATGTAAAGCAGCAAGCAATAGAAGCAGTAATGGGATCAATGGGTGGTGGACTTGGTGGATCACTTCCTACAGGTGCTAATGATCTTCCTGTTCCTGATAATTCAGCATCTATTCCATCTTCTGGTATACCAAATTTCTAAATAGAATGAGTTACTCTCATTCTTATGCCTGACGAAATAAAGGAAGAAGTAGTAGAAGAAAAGAAAGAAGACAAGAAAGGTTTCTTTGGTAAAGCAAAGGCTGCTATTCTTCCTGATGCTGATGAACAAGCAGCAATCATCTCTACAATGGTCAGAATTACTGTTCTTGCCTGGAGTGGTGGAATATTGACATTAAATTATGTTGCCATTCCAGGTGTACCACAGCAGAAAATTGACCCAACATTTATAGCTTCAGTTTTTACAGGAGTTTTAGCTAGCTTTGGAATTCAGACCGCATCTAAGAAAGGTGATGGTACTATGAAGATGAATGGTAATGGTAATGGAAATGGAAACGGTGGTGCTCCTCCTGTTACTGCAAAGGATATAGAAGCAATTATTGCTAAGTCTGCTACAACTGCTCCTACTCAAACAATTAGAATAGAGCAAGCACCTATTAAGATTACTACAGATAACGATTCAACAGAAACGTTTAAAATGTAATCATTCTGACAAAAATAAGTTTTTGTGATAGAATAGTTTATAGATAATTTTAGCATTGTATTTTTTGATAAAATGCCAGTATATAGAGACTATGAAATACGTATCAATCTTAATGAATTAATTGAGAAACGTATTCCATGTTGTGATCTTTTGCATCCTGATCACTGTTTTACAGAGGATCAGATCACTCAGATTGCACATGATATTAATATGGACTTGGATTTACATCCAGTTTATCGCCAGATAGATGAGCACATTATGAGATATGTGACAGCTGCTGGTATTGACAATACAGAACATTGGGTAGAACCACATCTTAAAGATTTGGAGAAATAGTAATGTCTGTTGATAATTTTGCAAAACAATTAAAAGAAGGAACAAAGAAGTCTCATTCGGCAGCAGAAAACACTTCCTTTGTAAAATCCTTTTTAAAGGGTGTTGTGAATAAAGAAAGTTATAGGGGATTAATTAGTGATTTCTATTTTGTATATACTGCTTTAGAGGAAGAAGTTAGTAAACTACATGATCATCCAGTAGTTGGATGTTTAGATCTTCCAGATCTTAGAAGAAAACTAGCATTAGAAATGGATGTTAGATATTATTATGGACCTATTTGGAGATCTCTCATTAAACCGTCAGAAGCGTGTGAGAGATATGTAAACCGTATTCGTGAGGTAGCAAAAAATGAACCAGAACTTTTGGTTGGTCACCATTACACCAGATACTTGGGCGACCTCTCAGGGGGTCAAATCCTTAAGGGAATTGCTGAAAAGGCTATGGAATTGGGGAATGGACAAGGTCTCAAATTTTACGAGTTTGAAAAAATAGAAGATCCTAAAGCATATAAAGCAGGATATAGGGGAATTCTTAATGATTTACCCATAGATCAGCACCAAGCAGATGCTATAATAGTAGAAGCAAATTATGCTTTCAGATTGAATATGCATATGTTTGATATTCTAGAAGGTAATTGGTTTCAATCTTTACTTAAAATTTTCATTAGTTCGGTTTTTAAAAAATGATTTTTATCACTAACAGTTATTGGATTGAGCATGGTAACTATGCAGGATTACCTCCTCAAGGACAATTAGTTGCTATCATTGTTGGGTTACTTTTATTCTTAATGGGATATGGAATCTATCTTACATTTGGAGCAGGTAAAGAGGATTTAAGAGATTCTATTGATGAACACGCAAAGATGCATGAACTGGGAATTGCTCACGGTCACGGTGGAAATAAAGATGCTTATGAGATGTCTGGTAAATTAAAACATAACCACGATGATGATTAACTAACACAGTGTTGGAGTCCACACTGAAATAGGCAAAATTACTCAATCTGTGCTATAAATATTTGATAGTATGGGATTGAAAAAATCATGCCCCTGACTCAACAGAAACATTACACAGTCGGTTATCACGATAATCAACTACAACATCATGAGATATGTGAATATGCAATGAGTGCATATGATGCAATAGAACATAGTAAAGAGGATGTCTCCTATCTAGGGGAGCATCCTCATTTTATTGACTACTGTAAAAATAATTCAGAGGTGGATAACATCTCTCGTCTTATGGCAGCAGGTATTCCAATGGGACATTAATTATGAAAGACGAAATCATGTGGTGGATGAGTAGATTAACTATCATGCTCACTTCACTCTTTTTATCATTTTCATTAGCAGCAAAAGCATATGCTACTGAGATACAAATGGGTTACGATGGTAACTTAGTTTTTGAACCAAATGAAGTTACGGTTAATGCTGGTGATACAGTTACCTTTGTGAATAACGCATTACCTCCTCATAACATCATTGTAGATGGTAGAGCAGATCTATCAAGAGAATCATTAATGTTCAGTCCTGGTGAAACACAAGAGATTGTGTTTGCTGATAAGGGAGATTTTAATTTCAAATGTGCTCCTCATGAGGGTGCTGGTATGAAAGGGGTTATCCATGTTCAGTAGTTTTGTAGAATGGATAGGTCAGAATATGAATACTCTTGCACTATTCAGTTGGGTAATATTTTTACCTATAGGATTCATGTCAATAGATTCGGAAAGAAATCCTCATAGATACCATCATAAATAAGTGTGCTATAATATAAGAATCCTTTAATTCTAAAATGACTTTTCTAATTGCAGTAATGTCATTTGCAAACTTTGTATTTTGGCCGTTAGTCATAGGTACAATTATTGCATTTGCTATTGAGCAGATATTAAGACAGGTAGGTAATTCCTATGATCCTGTAGCAGTTAAGAAAGTAGATATTGCTATGCGTGTTAGGAAATATTTCTGGAGACAAGCATGGTTATTTAATATAATATGGTTTGTTTGTTATGCAATATTATTGTTTATAATGCGTCCAGGGCAACAAACAATGCCTGATATGATTTGGCAAGGGTAAATTATGAAAAAAATCACAAAATACGATGACTCCAAATGGAGAGAAGAGTATAAGAACTATACTTCTAGTAAGTATGAGTTAGATCTCTTAGAAAATGGTCCCCATAGTCTTGCTCAGTCATGGATGATGGGAGCATTACATAACAAGTGGAAGAAGATGAAAGGGTATGAAGATCCCGAACCTCCTAATGTATCCTCCTCATTGAAAGAGTTTTTTCAGAGACAGAAAGATCAAGGTATCTAATGGAACTTACAGAAGAGAACGTAGTAAGCGTTTTAGAAGAACTTTTACCATATATTGAAGCAGATGGAGGATCTCTTCAGTTTGTAGAAATAGAAGAGGAAACTGGTATAGTAAAAGTTAGACTAGGTGGTGCGTGTGAGACATGTGCTATGAGTGTTATGACCTTGAAACAAGGTATAGAAAAGAAACTAATGAGTGAGATACCTGATTGTGTTGGAGTTATTCAAGTCCTTTAAAAAAGTATATGTTAATTTAACATTAACACTTGCATTACCCCTATTTGTTGTGGGTGGTGTTTTTAATGTTTATAGTGGATGGGAAAGGAGAGAATCTTCATCATCTGAAAGATTTCATAATATGATGGTTAATGGTTCTCATTCTCATAGAGAAGATGGAAGTATTTGTTATAGATTTCCTATGAAAGATACTAAATGGAATCAATGTGGACAACCAAGAGGTATGAGAGATCCATCTTATATGACTCCACAAGGTGCTATTGATAGATTTCTTAGTCAATATTTTCTTCCTGTAAGAAAGTCGGTAGATACTTTTAAAGAACAAATGGTTCCTCGTTTTCATAATACATATATGGATATAGTTGGACATTGTTACGATAAAGAAAAACAAAGAAGGAAACATTGTGAGTGAAGTTGTTCATAGCGTAAATATTATGATAGCTATACTTCTTGTAGGAGTATGTGTTACAATATACTGGATATTTAAATACGATGATTGGAATTCTAACCCCGTTATACATAGTAACCTCCCCACTGAACGTGGGACAGATGATTCAGGAAGTAAGGAATTGGGAATCAGAGAGGAATAGAACTCCCATAGATGAAATGATAAATAAATCACTACAAGAAATGGAGTGGGGAGATTATGGGAGCGATGGTTCCACCAAGCAGGAAGAGTTGTTACAACTTCCGAGTGACAGAGATAAACCGAGTACTGGACGGGGACACGATAGATGTGACCATAGATCTTGGGTTCGATTTATTCAAGAAAGAACGGGTAAGAGTTGCAGGAGTTGATACTCCAGAGAAGAGAACAAGAAATTTAGAAGAGAAGGCATTAGGAATAGATGCTACCAATTGGTTGAAACAAAAATTAGAAGATACTATTGCAGGTGATGGAGATGAACTCACTGTTAGAACAGAACTTGTCGGTGGCACTGGGAAGTATGGTAGGCTTCTTGGTTGGCTCTATATTAACGAGGATACTGTTTCATTAAACGAGCAGATGATTACTGAAGGATATGCTCACGCTTATGATGGTGGAACTAAAGATATGAACCTTGAGAAATTACGTGAGATTCGTAGATCATTTGGAACTTTAGTAGAGGGTTAAGTATGTGGAATTTAAATATTAAACAAGCATTCCATAACGTAAAGGAATGGGATAGGAAATGGGCAAAGAAGATACAGGAAAAGTTTAAATTGACTGATTATCAAATGCTTTGCCTTGCTTTTACTAAAGGATTTGTAATTGGAGCAATACTTTTATGATTCTATCAGTATTAAATATTGTAGAGGCATGGAATGAAATCTCTTGGGTAGATGCAATTCCATTTATTTTAGTATTAATTGGTCTTTACTGGGTCAAAGTTAAGATTGATTCTAGAGTAGGTCTTGGTAGAAAGAAAAAAAGAGAACTTAAAGCAACTATTCTTGAAGCATTGAATGAGTGGGATCGTTCAAACGATCAATATTAGGAGGTATAATGGAACTTAAGGATACATTAGTAGCAGGAGCAACAGTTCTGGCAGTAGGAACCAGTAGTGTTGTTGGTGGAAATCAAGTAATGGATAAGGTTAATAAAGGACCTGAGAAACGTAGAGATGCTACAGTTGATCGGGTTATGGCAGAACTTACTCCTTACATAGATCAGAGAATTCAGCAATTAGTTCCTACTCGAACTGGACCTGTGGTTCCAACAACAAAAGAACCACAAATAGACTATAGAAACAATATACCTCAGAGGTAATTATGTCTGATGAAGTGATTAATAAGATTGATGCCCAACAGAACAGTCGTATGGCTGTGTTGGAGCAGCAATTAAAAGATCTTAAAGAAGATGTGGATAGAGTTGCTCAAGAAGAGAATGAAAGATTAAAGAGTAGGATTCGTCAACTTGAGAAGTGGGTTGCTGGTGCTGGTGCAGTTATTGCTGTTGCTGTTACTGGACTTGGTTTAGTAGAAGCAACTGATTTTGGTTTTGCTAAGACTTCTGCACAGGTAGAAGAGCATAGAGATTATTTTAGAGATGTACTTCATCCAGCAATGGTTAGGGATAATTGGTTAGGTGAAGATTATGAAGATTTAGAAGGAGCAGAAGTTCCTGATTGGATACAAAAATGAGTCATCCTAACGGTTATACTAGAGAGATGCTCAAGGAGATCTTAGGAACTTCTTGGCCTACTATGCCTGAAGACCATGAGACTGGTAATCAGATGAGAAGAAGAAAGGGTAGGGAGATGAGAGAAGGTAAAAGACCATACCCCACATACCCTGCAAAGAAAGTTGGTCCTCAGTTTGATGAGAATGGAAAATATATTTACCCACCAGGTTCTGGATTTAATTATATGGATAGATTAGATCCAAATTCTGAATGGGGTGGTAAAGTATCGTGATTCCTTATATTAATATGCGAAATCTTAATGTACCTAATGTGGGTATTAGAGGGGTTCGTGATCTTAATTTAAGGATGGCAAGTGTCAGAAAATTAGATATACCTGAAACCCGTGTGTGGATGAATGAGACACCACAAGCACTTCCACCTGATGTTCCTGTTGTAGTTAATATAGGTAAACCAATTGTTGATATGCCTGGTTGTGTTACTGTACACAAAGAAAATCTAAAGCAGAGATCAAAAAATAAAATGCTGGTCAATGATGACCCTAAAGGTAATATGACCTTGTGTGATTCTGGTATGCCTTCATATCAACCAGTTGATTATCAATCTCAAGGACTTACTTGGACTACTGTTGTACCAGAAGAACCTGAAGCGGATGGTGTGGATAGTGAACCACCACCTCCACCACAAACTCCTGATACACCAGGTACACCTCCAATACCTTCTACTGATAATGAAGAACCAGATTGTCCTGGACCTAAAGATCTTCGTGTAGGTGATTACTCTACAAGTGGAAATGAAAAGGTATCAGGGCATGAATTAAATGATGATAATATATGTGTTACTTTATGGGAGGATGTAGGTTTTGTAGAGAAATATCTACCTAGTCCTCAGATTGTAACGACGACTGCGACGATTGCTGTTGTGGCGACTTCATCTGCCCTACTTGCCAAACCCCTAGCGGATCTTCTTTTGAAGGTGATAAAACCTCTTGTGAAGAAGGTTTCTGCCAAGGTAAAGAAAGCCCTTGGAAAAACCCCTTACCGCCCAACTGCTTCTGAGATAAGGACAAATCAGTATCGGGAGAAGAAGGGTTTGCTTCCAAAGAATTTTGAGAAGGATCATCAGAAGAAGATGAAGTCTGAGAAGAAGAAGGAAGAGAAGAAGTAGTATTTCCTAACTGGTGTGTATGATCTGGAAGTGATCCAGGTCTTCCTTGTGTTACTACAACATCAGCACATATAGCAGCATAAGGTGAATTAGGATGGAACATAATACCAGCCTTTTTAAGTTCACCACAGTTTTTAAGACGAGCAATTTCAAAATCTAATCTTTTATTTGCAACCAATTGAGTTTGCATATCATTTTGTGCCTGTGCTGCTTGGTGGCACTGTCTTTGAAATTTTCTATTTAATGGTATGGAAAGCGTAGCAGATAAACCTAAGTTAAGACTTTGGTTTGCTTTCATATCAGTACGAACTGGTTTCTGCCAGATTTGTTCGCCAGGATTATCTGGGATACCATCAGGTCCATCTACGTCAACAGTAATCTCCATAGGAACACCATCTTCCCACCATCTATCAGGGTTTCCATCTCCATCTACATCATATAGTGGATCGTTAGGATCACTTCTTACTGTCGTATTATACCAAGGTTCCCAAGGATAGTTTTTTACTGTGGTAGTTGTTTCTGTTGTTTTACCTGTAAAGTCGGTCATATTATATTGTGGTTCATAATAGAAATCCTCCCAAGGATCTTTTCTACTATCTGCAAATTGTATGTATGGTGTAAGGTTAAACGTACTACCTTGACAACTAACACCACCACCATAGGTGTTAGTTATGTATGGCCCCTGAAGGACCTGTATAGCTTGGTTAGTTACCGAGCCAGATGAGTTAGCTATTGGATTTGCAGTTGCCGATACTCCACCAACGCCTTGTGCTAATGCGACGTTAGGAGATAAAAGACTACCAATAGTTGCTATTGCGTAAAGGTGCTTGTTGTATCTGTGACGCTTTCTATTACTGTTGTTCTTTGAATTATTGTTTGATTTGTCATACCTGGTCCAGAATAACTTTGGGTAAATTGGAATGCCTCTCCTGGAGTTGATATTGTAAATGCTGCTGTGTTTGAGAGATCTAATGAGTCGAATGAACTCGTTACTGCTCCTGTTACTTCTCCTGTTCCATCTGCTGTTGGATTTACTGTCACCGTTGAGGTGTTCACTGTTGGGTTCAGTCTTTCTCCATTGTTTGAGATTCCTGTCCCAGTAACTACGTATTCCCATCCTGTTCTAAAATCCACTGAATTAATAGTTTCCGTCACATTTGACGTTGTTTCTGTATGGCTAGTCATTGATCCCTGGGTAAAATTAGGGACCACGGGAACTGCTTTCGCAGCAGTTCCTGTACTAAGTAACAGTAACACCGTTAGTAGTTTCTTCATAATATATATGAACTCTACTTGACGGTAATTTCTGAAACAAATTGTCCAGTAGCCGAAGTTCCAGCTCCACCAGCTGTTAAAGTAACTACACCTGCTGAAGTGATTGTACCAGCTAATGTTCCAGCAACGCCTCCACTTTGAGTTGTAACATTACCGTATGCTGGCATGTCTGCGACAACACCTGCAGCTACGTCTACACCAGTTCCAATCGGATTTACAGCGTCACCTTGAGTGAAACTTTCTGAGAAGCTGAAAGCCGACCCTGCAGTCGTTATATTGTATGTTCCGTCAGTCATAGCAGAAGATGCTGTAACTGATGTAGGAGCTGTTAGTCCTCCAAACACATCACTGTTACCAGATCCTACAGATATGTTGTTACCACTTACAGAATAAGTTGCTCCAACACGATTTGCTACTGTAGCAGCTCCATCAACATTCAGTTGAGTTGATGTAGTCAATCTATGAATTAAATCCGCATTAGCTGATGGTGCTACCACAGCACCTGTCATCAATAACATCACAATAGGTAGAAATCGTTTCATACCCTAAGTATTTCTTACGTGTAGCTTTATTTAGCATTTCGTAACCTAAAGGAAATTATTAAAATTTTATGGTATAATATATAATAAAAAATTTGGTAAAAAATGACACAATCTACCACACATCAAACCCATTTAGACTCTGCAAAAGAGCAATTGCAGGGACTTTTAAGTGAAATTCAACAATTAAATAATCAGGTTGCAACAAAAAGAGAAACTGCACTAAAGATACAGGGTGTTATTGAATATCTTGGTCAAATGATTGCTACTGAACAGCAATCAGCAGAAAATCCCTTAGATTCTATGCCAGTTTCTACTCCAGATGCTGATGAAACTGCTGTTGATACTGCACTAAGTTAGTATGAAAATTTTCTTAGATACTGCTGATACTACTGCTATTGAAAAAGCATATACTACAGGTATTATTGATGGTGTTACTACTAATCCAACTTTAATTAGAAAGAGTGGTAGAGATCCTGAAGAGGTATATCAACAACTAATTGATTATGGTATCAATGATATTAGTATGGAGGTAGTTGGTGATTATGGAATAATGTACGAGGAAGGTATTCGTCTTTCTCGTAAATTTGGTAAAGCATGTACTATTAAAGTTCCTTGTACTCCAGATGGTCTAAGAGTTTGTAGAGAACTATCCAGAGATCTTGTAAATGTAAATGTTACTTTGATCTTCTCTGCAGCACAGGCAATCCTTGCCGCTAAATCGGGAGCGAAGTATGTATCACCTTTCGTAGGAAGAGTTGATGATAATTCTTTCGTTGGTATGGATCTTATAGAACAGATCTCTGACATCTATACTATTCAGAATGTTCATAAGACAGAAATCCTATCAGCATCTATTCGTGATGTGAAGAGTGTATCTGATTCATTTGCTTCAGGTGCTCATGTAGTAACAATGCCACCATCAATCTTTGAGAAGATGTATAATCATGTTCTTACGGATAAAGGTTTGTATCTTTTTGATATGGACTGGGCACAAGTTAAGAGGTAATAACCGACCCTTGACGTATAACGTAAACTTATGTTAATATAAATACATCATACAAAGGACTCGAAAGAATCGTAACCCTGCGTAGATGTAATACAGTTTCCCATGTCGGGGAAACTATCATCCGCAAGGGATTTTTTAATTCTTGCGAGATACTTAAATACAATCATGTCAATCAAATCAACAATCGCTGCTGTTGCAGCATCTCCTTTCCTTCTCGCTGGTGCAGCTTTTGCTGGTCCTTACGTGAATGTTGAAAGCAATCTCTCATATCCTGATGGAGACTACTCTGCTACTGGTACTGATATCCATCTTGGATTTGAAGGTACTGCTGGTGCGGAAGGTAAGATCGCTTACTACGTTCAAGGTGGTCCTTCATTGAACCATGCTGATTCTACTGATGATACAGAGACAGAAATCTCTGGTAAGGTTGGTGCTTCTTATGGAGTTTCTGAAGATCTAGGAATCTATGCAGAACTTTCTGGTGCTACTAACGGCGAAGACGCTGCTGGAGACACAGTTCGTGACTATGCTGCTAAGATCGGTGCTAAGTTCACATTCTGAAAGGAATCGGTTGCTGAACCAGCAACAGAAGAACTCTAAATAATAACGAGTTCGAGATGGATCAGACCTCCTACATTGTAGGGGGTCTTTTTTTATGTCTGTATATCTTAATACAATTTGGTAGCAAAAAATACAAAAACTGTATAATACTGATACAAAAAAATAATGTGTTATAATATACTATAGTTTAAAAGGTATGTTTATGACAGTATCCTCTCCTAGACGGAAGAATCGTCTTCAAGAGGCCAGTCTTATAGAAGGACCAATGCTCCTTCTACAAAATATCCGTGGGTTTAGATCGCATCGTTCTTTAATGTGGTTAGCCTGTGTTCCAATTGCTCTATTAGGTTTAGGTCTGTTTGACTTTGCTGCTCATGCAAATGAGTTACCAGCAGAACTTAATGCAGCATTTTTGGCAAACAATCTTTGGTTACTTGTAGCAACAATCCTAGTCATCTTTATGAATGCAGGATTCGCAATGGTAGAAGCAGGTATGTGTAGGCAGAAGAATGCTGTCAATATCCTGTCTAAAAATTTATTTGTATTTGCTTTAGCAGTAACATCTTATTGGTTTGTCGGATATTCCTTAATGTACGGTGATGCCGTAGCACAAGGATGGCTTTATTTCAATGGTTTATTTTTCGATCCAACTGTAACTCCAGAGTTAATTGGGGAAGGTGGATTAGTTCCAACAGTTGACTTCTTATTCCAAGCAGCATTTGCTGGAACAGCAGCAACTATTGTATCAGGTTTAGTGGCAGAGAGAGTTAAGTTTGGTGAGTTCGTTGTGTTCTCATTAGTACTTACTGCATTCATCTATCCTATTGCTGGTAGTTGGCAGTGGAATGGTGGTTGGTTATCAGAAGCAGGGTTTATTGACTTTGCTGGTTCATCAATTGTTCACTCTGTTGGTGCATGGGCAGGATTAGTGGGTGCATACTTACTTGGTCCTCGTATTGGTAAGTATGTTAATGGTAAAGCACAAGCAATGCCAGGACATAACATGGCAATTGCTACATTAGGTGCTCTTATTCTTTGGATTGGTTGGTATGGGTTTAACCCAGGTTCTCAACTGGCAATGGATCAGTGGGTTCCTTATGTTG